TCCCAATGAATCGCCCCTAGTTTCCTAGACACCTCTAAGCCTCATAATGAGGCCCGTTAGGAGGTGCCATGAGCAAGCAGCGTTACCCCGAGGAATTCAAGATCGAAGCGGTCAAGCAAGTGACCGAGCGCGGCCTCCCCGTTGCCGAGGTGGCGACGCGGTTGGGCATGTCGGCGCATAGCCTATATGCCTGGATCAAGCGCTACGGCAAGCCCCAGGAACAGCGACAGCAGGAAGACGAGCAGCAGGCCGAACTGCGTCGTCTGCGCGCGGAACTCAAGCGAGTGACCGAAGAGCGAGACATCCTAAAAAAGGCCGCCGCGTACTTTGCCAAGGAGTCCGGCTGAAGTACGCCTTCATTAGCAAGCTGTCGGTGGAGTACCCGGTGCGGCGTCTTTGCCAGACCCTCAAGGTGCATCCCAGCGGTTACTACGCCTGGCTGGCCGAGCCGAAATCCGTACGCGCCAAGGAAGATCAACGCCTGTTCGGATTGATCAAGCATGCCTGGCTGGAAAGCGGTGGGGTCTACGGCTACCGCAAGATCCATGACGACCTGCGCGAGCTGGGGGAGTCCTGTGGCCGGCACCGCGTGGCTCGCCTGATGCGGGGAGAGGGGTTGCGCTCGCAGACCGGCTATTGTCGGCGCCTCAGCTATTATGGAGGCAAGCCGACAGTGGTCTCGCCCAACCGCCTGGAGCGGCAGTTCAACGTTAGTGAACCGAACAAGGTCTGGGTCACCGACATTACCTACATTCGCACCTATGAGGGCTGGTTGTACTTGGCGGTGGTCCTGGATCTGTTTTCACGCCAGGTGATTGGCTGGTCGATGAAGCCACGGATGTACAGCGACCTAGCCATCGATGCGTTGCTGATGGCAGTGTGGCGGCGCAAGCCCAAGCAGGAAGTGATGATCCACTCCGACCAGGGCAGCCAGTTCAGCAGCTCGGACTGGCAAAGCTTCCTCAAGGCCAACAACCTGATCAGCAGCATGAGTCGACGCGGTAACTGCCACGACAACGCGGTCGCGGAAAGCTTTTTCCAGTTGCTGAAGCGGGAACGCATCCGACGAAAAATCTACGGTACCCGGGAAGAAGCCCGCAGTGATGTGTTCGATTACATCGAGATGTTTTATAACCCCAAACGCCGGCATAGCAGCGCTATGCAGCTATCGCCAGTAGAATTTGAAAAGCGCTATTTCCAGAACTTGGAGAGTGTCTAGGAAAGCTGGGGCGATTCACCATTCAGGATCTAAAGCAGAACTGCCGAAACTGGCTATCAAAAGACCAGCGATACGCATATGGGTATACGCATTCCGCTATGGCTCATAGCTAAGGTTTCAAGACTACGACCTCTCCGGGGATTGAAGTTCTGCTAAAAGCTTTGCGGCCTTACGAACACCGCGACTAGCATTTCCTTCTCCTAGCTCAATAAAGAATTGGTACGTTTCATCGTCCAATGTCATGAGCCGCTTTTGAGTTTTAATACCTTCTGGCAAATCGGCGGCGCGTCCAGCACCTGTACGCGCACCGCCTCTTGCTGTCTTCTCCGTCATCGCGACTTAACCTTTCTAATATAAAGTCCAAAAAAAACCGCTCCGAAGAGCGGCTTTTTCCAGCTGGCCCGCTTACTGGCCTAGAAATTTAGGTGCCACAACCACAAGCAGCGCTGCGACAGCCCAAACCGCACCTGTTGCCAGGATCGGCTTGATAAACCAAGTGGGACTGCTAAAACGTGCGGCACGCGCCTCGCTTTCGGCCTCCAGCTTGTTTAACTCTTTAATGATGTCGCTTTCATTAGTCGGCATGGTTGCCTCCATTCGCGTGGCTCTCGCCTATGGCAAAACTATAGCCCTTGATCTCTTTACTGTATAGAACCCCCGCCTTTTGGCAGGGGCTTGGATCATTTGTGAAGCTGATTAAGTAGGACTCCTATCGCACCAACCGCACCGCTTAAGAGGACTATCCAGTAACCGAAGGTCTCTCTTTTTAGCTTGGCCGTTTCGGCTTTTATTTTCTCCTCGTTCAAAACCAGTATCTTTATTTCGTGGATCAGCTTCTTGCGTTCTAGTTCTTCCTTTGTTTGTCCTGTGTCTTCCATCGCCTCTCCTTTCAACAGAGCCCCTTGCTCTGCATGAATTGAATTATATATATGATTCAAAATGAACGCAAGCTTTCCTCGTTGTCATCAGGGTGTAGGTCATTGAGCGCATGGGTATCGGCAGGTGCATTGACGACCAACGGTCGAAACCCTGTAGGTAAAAATGCGGTCATTTTCATGGGAGCAATGGATATTGCTTTTCTTGTGTAAACTGCCGCAGGTCCTGCATTACCCCCAACCTGCGGCAGTTCTTTTTAACTATGAATGGCCCCGCTCCAAGCATTAAGAGGTAGCCCATGACGACAATTGAAAATTGCCCTTCATGCGGCACATCTGAGCTAGCACGTATGTATACCCTTAGCCTTTTATATTGCCCCGACTGCAACCTTTCTTTTGCCTGGGGCAGTCATAGCTGAGCCCGCCAAAGCATGCCCTTTATCTCCCAACATCCTGGGTTCTTAGAGACAGCTCAGGCCAGACTGACCTGCTCCTGTAAACGGCGCGATGCACTAATCAACATCATTAGGCATTTAGAAGAAAAGGGCATGGACTCATGCAGTGCACGTCGAACGCTCTTAGCTATAGACGAACGTATAGAAATCCAAAGCTATCATCTGGACACATTACTGAGGTCTAGAAGAACAAACCCTCCTGATTAACTCCAAACCTTAACCACCATAGTGTGCATGCAGCATTTTAATGTTGTCATTAGGGTATGCCTCATCGACCGCAGGCTTGATCGAGCTGCGTACAGTTAGTCTTCAGATCGGCTATCTGAATTACGATTACGTTCATAGTGGTTGGCAATATGAAATGGTGGTAACCAGGACTCACGCCGAATGGTCCAAAGCTCGTAGGTAGGAACCAGCTGGTTCGGAGCGTCAAGCGACCCTAAATTTATTTCGATCTCATCATCGCTCCGCTGATAGACCGATGAGCCGCATTTAGGGCAAAAATGGCGTCCCAAATAGGCTTGCGTCTCGCCTTCAATTGTCACCACACTTTCAGCGAAAATTGCAGAAGCGTGAAATAGAGCGCCGTGATACTTACGGCAGTCTAGACAATGACACATACCAACCCGATAAGGCTGACCTAGGGCCAGAATCCGAACCGCTCCACATAGGCAACTGCCTGTGAACTTACTCATGTCTTTTCCTTTGAGGCCTTGACCACTTTGCATGCCAAGCAAGCTTCATCGATTGTAGGTCGTTATTCTCTGGTTACGCTTAGTGACCTCCCTGCAGAGCACAGACGCTTCTTTCCCAAAAGCTAGCTTGATGTACTGATCTTCTTAGCCTTAAGAGATGACAGAGTCATAGCTATATCTTTGTTGTCATTAGGGTATACCCCAGCGACTACACCTAAAACAGGTCTTTTAGGTGTAGCGATAAATAGGTAAAACGACTTATACGACTACACCTATAATTCGCTACACCTAACGACTACACCCGAGGCCTTAAATGTTCATCCGCGCCTACCTTCGAGCCAGCACCGACGACCAGGACGCCAACCGGGCTCGAAACACGCTTCAATCCTTCGCAGCCGATCAAGGTGTCCGCATCGCTGCCTTCTATATAGAGAATGCCTCGGGCACGACTGTTGAACGTTCCGAGCTGATGCGCTTGCTGGCTGATGCTTCTCCTGGTGATGTGCTCTTGGTCGAATCAGTCGACCGTCTGACCCGTCTCCCCAGACCGGCCTGGGAACAGTTGCGTAACCAGATCGCAGCGGCAGGCCTCCAGGTCGTCGCGCTCGATCTGCCCATTACACATGCCGTGCTCAAACCTACGGGCGAAGACGGTATTCAAGAGTGGATGCTTAAAGCGATCAGCCAGATGTTTCTGGAGTTCATGGCCGCGTTTGCGCGGAAGGACTACGACACACGGCGCGAGCGACAAATACAAGGCATCGAGAAAGCCAAGAGCACCGGCCTATACCGGGGAAGGAAAACCGACCAGGAGCAACGGCGTAGGATTCAGGAGTGTTTGGCTAAAGGTTTCTCCGTCCGTAAAACGGCGGATCTGCTCGGCTGCTCGACCAGTACAGTGTCCCGATTCAAACGAGAAGTAGCTGCTCTCTAAAGCGACTGACCAATCTTCTATAATCTAAAAACAGCGAAGCCCCGTTATTGGGGCTTCGAGGGGCTAAATTTAGCCTTTTACTAACCTCAAATCTGCCTTATGCATATCTCTTTTAGGCAGATCCGCAAAACCTGATATAGCGACAGGAGCCATACCAAAAAGTACTGGATTTAAATCATCGGCAGACAAGTTCAAATCTCTGGCTATCGCATGTAGTGAGCGGCCCTGATCTCTAGCCATGCCCAACACCTTGTGAAGCACTTGAGATGATTCACGCTGAGAAGGATTAGGCTCTGCTGTCCTAGCCCCCATGGTAGATAGCTCGATGCAAATACTTCTATACAGCCACTCAGTCAAGATTCCTGTCTTCTGTAGTCTGTAGGCCAACGCCATCGCAGAGACATTCCAAATCTTTTTTGCCTGGATGATGTCCTTGACTGTGCGGCATTTCCAGCCATAAGCCAAGACACTCTGTTGAGGCATTAAGAATGCTGACGCAAAGGCATTAGCTTCGTTCTCAACCTCTTTGCCCTTATTACTGCCGTGTCGATGTAATACTAGGTGTCCTAGCTCATGGGCTGCATCAAACCTACTAGCTTCAGCTGATTTTTGAGTATTCAAAAATACAAAGGGTGTGGTTCCACGACGCCAGCAAGAAAATGCATTTACTTGATTGGTCTCCTCTGCAAGAGAGAAAACCCTTACACCTTTCAGCTCTAGCAAATGGATCAAGTTTTTTACAGGATGATGACCCATGCCCCATTCAGCACGTACTGCTTCAGCTGCAGCCTCTGGTTCCATTCCAGAACAGTCAGGCACTGATGGCGGGGGTAGTTCAAATTTTGAATCAATCCAATCACTTAGCAGATAAGCGATTCCTCCAGCTGCTAAAGCAGCATCACGTTGCCCTGCCGTCATCCGAGAGAATGATCGGAAGCTAGCATTTTCATCTGTAGGCGCATCGATATTCCTACCGCTGAAAAAAGCCAAAGGGAAACGAAGAGCCTTAGCAATATTGCTAAGGCTCTCTACAGAAGGAATCAAGTCGCCGCTTTCATATAAAGAAATCGTTTTGCTACTTAACGCAGAGGCGTCTGCAAGCGATTTCTTTGTCCATCCTCTACGTTGCCTAGCAAGCAGCAAGCGTGCAGGGTTGAAATCGCTTATTTCATTCATGATCTCGGTGTCACAGGAATATTGATATCTGGACCAGCGTCTGGCTGATCAAAGTCATTGTCAGGAGCATCTATACTCAGCGGCGGCATGATAAAACGAGGCTCCCATCCGTCAACCTTATCGTTCTGCCCCATGTTAATTGGGCGCGACAATTCGTAACGAACTACACGATTTTCAACATCCACATAGAATAAGAAAATCCACAGGATCTGCTCAGTAGGCGAATCAGAAAGAAAATCTTGGCGAATGTTCCTTTCAACCGGGAAAAGCTCCCCCTGTGATACTTTGTAATGCACGCTTCTGGTTGTCCGATTCCCGCGCTTATTACGAGTCAAAGGCTTCCCATGAGGATTACCTGTGTTCAGGTCACCGCACACAACCGTTACAGCATGCTTACTATCGGGTGACACGATTCTAGGCTGATTACTCGGATCTGATGGCGTCCAGCCTTTAGGAATCATTTGAGTTCTAAAAGCTTCAATCCCATAGATCCAAGCCAGAGTACCGCTAGATCCTTTAGGCTGAAGTGGGCCCGCGCTTGCTGCCATTCTAAAACACTGCATAGCTGTAGCACGTAAATCACTTGCAGCAATACCTAACAATCGCTCTACGGCGATTTCAGGTGGTAAATCAACTAATTCATTGAATTTTTGTTGTTGTTGCATGAAGTGGCACTCTGAAATGATGGGTTCCAGTTTTTATACATCATTTGATGTATAAAAAAAAGAAGTGCCTTGTTGCCTTTAGCTTTTCTCGATTACTGGCAACGCCTCAGCGTCTGTCGTCGAATAAAACGTAAACTTCAGCCGATCCGGTACCCTGCCCTTTTTGATGATCTCGTAATCCATCACCATGTTGGCCTTCTCGGGTAGCTCGTTTTTTACCGGATCCAGCACGCGCGTCCGTAGATTGCTCATACGCTCGTACGCTTTGCCCAGGCCAAGGCGCTCGCGGAAGTCGTCCAGCTTGACGATCCAGTAGCCAAAACCCTCAACCTCATAGCGCATAAACATCTCAAACAGCCGCACGCTATGGACTGAGGTTAAGTTAGCCACGCGCATCAGCTTGTAGCGCGTGAAATCGCCAGTCAGTTCGGATAGGTAGGGAGCAACCACAGGCGTGAAATACAGTTCAACGAAGCCGTCATATTTGGTCGTGCTCTTACGCCAAATCCAGCGGTATTCGTCTTCGGGGCTGTTTGCTACTTCAGGGATCTTGATGGTGCAGTGGTACAGGCTTTCTGTTGCTTCCTTGATAGCCTCATAGGCCCATTTTCCCGGCAGGTTGTATGCCTGGGCAAACTCATGCGCGTAGATACGGATCGGCTCAGGGATTGGCTTGCGAGAGTCGATTTTGGAGATGGCCAGCAAAAGCAAGCGCTTCTCCTGGAGCGTCATCTTGTATGCCGCCTCTAATAGAGCGTTGCCCTTTACTACCCAGTGGTCGGCCTCGTCGATCATCAGGTCCGTCATAATGAGTCACATGCCGGGAATGAAAGGCCGAGTGTATCCAATCAAAAGCCTATCTGCTACATGTCCGGAATTTGTAGCTCGAGTGTGGATAACATCCGTTTTTTGTAGCAGAGAGTCCGGAATTTGTAGCGCAAAGTCCGGAATTTGTAGCACGCGCTTCGCTGGAAGCCGCATGGCTAAAGGCCTGCAGCGATCTCTATAAACAAGTTAAAAAACAAGATAAAAAAACAGATCAAGAACACTGATTTTTTGAGTCTTTTTAAGAGCAAAAGTCCAGAATTTGTAGTACCGGTAAGCTACCCACCCTCCCCTACTCGCTATGAAAATCGGAAAGTCCGGCATTTGTAGCATGAGCCCTGCCATTAACTAACAGATCTGCTGAAAAGCGTTGATCAAGAAAGGCTTTCTGGCCCATTTCTAAGTCATCGGCCCCTATCCCGGAAAAGTCCGGAATTTGTAGCACGAAAAGCAAATACATATGAAATACTTACGTTATACGTATGATTTGCCTATTACATGCTTAATAAATATGTATTTTATGTTTATTACATACGTATATTATACGTATTTCATATGTACAGCAGCAGATGGACTGAGCGTTGAAACAAGCGGCTCACTCTTGTAGCCGCTTGAGTTCATTCCGAATAGCTTGCATTACGAAAGCTGTCCTGGTGTTCAAAACCTCGTCATTTCGAACAAAGTCATCTACACGTTCAAGCAGATCGGCTGGGTAGAGCATCGTTACCGGCTCCCTTTTCTTCTTCTTTTTAGGTGCCTCAGTTTCGACTGGTTTACCGCTATCGGGAGCACCTTGGATGAACTGCTTTATGGCTTGGTTATCTGGCTGCTCGGTTGGTGCAGCTGGAGCCATTCCAGGGGGAAGCATCGATACCTTCTTTTTCATTCAACATCTCCAAAGATATGACGCACCAAACGCTTGAGCTCGAAGCTGGCTTTCTGATCCTTACGTTCAAGTTCATCGACGCTAAGCCCGCGGCTTGATGCAACAGCAAATGCCTTTCGATCGCCGAGCGATGCATCCAAGAAAGGAAGTTGCGGGTAGTGCTCGAGTACCCTTTCAGCTTCAAGGTTGTCAGAGGCATTCACACCAGGATCAGCCATAGAAAGCATGGCATGCACACGGAGGGGTTGAATCTTGGCTCGCGAGCGGGCGCGTTGTGCTTCATCTATAAGAGAAGCCATTTTGCTAAGTGCCCACGTGTCGAAGGCACGAGGTTGGAACGGGACCACCAGTACATCGGCCAAGGCCAAGGCGGAGCGCAACGACTCGCTATCGAAACCACCACAGTCCAGGATTACGTCATCATAAAGTTTGGATTGATGCTCAACCTGTACGTAGAAGTCATCTCCTTTCGGGTAATGGGATGCAGCAACGGCTGGTTTTACTCCATCCATCAAACGAAGCGTAATGGCCTGACCAGAACTGTTCTGCGGATCTCCATCGACCAGCCAAACATTCTTACCCTGGTTAGCTCGTGCAACTGCGAGCTGAACGGAAGTGGTGCTCTTGCCCGTACCGCCTTTCGTATTGCCGATGAGAACGATCATGATGCCTCCCGTGGCATCTGGTTATGTATGCGGTACGGATGATATCAATACCAAATACATATGCAATACATATTTTATACATATGAAATATGTATATCGTAATTAATTTTAATGTATTTCATACGTGTATCGTATGTAGGAGCTCCACCTCACTAACTTTGCTTGCTAAGCGCCGGCGGCGTCTAGATAGAGCGCATAAAAAGCACGCTCGAGGAAAATCACCAAGCTCCAGCACCCGGCGCGCGCAATCGTCCCCCCACGACGCCTGCGGGCTAAATAGGTCGCTTTTTCTGCACCCCTGCACTGGCCTCTGTGCGGCCCGCTACGGGACCTGCGCGGCATTTTCACCGTTAGGAAAACCCTGCAAAACCCTGCAGAGGTCCCTCTTTTTCTGCGGCCCCATCGCGCGCCTACGGATCTGTTTGTCTTGTGATGCTTTGCCTGCTCTTAAAAGGCTCAGAAAACCCGCTGCGAAAGACCTCGACCACCCCCTTATTGTTTACCCCGGCTCGCTTGCGAGACGAAGCCGAAAGGCAGCGCCGTGAAGGAGTGAAACGACGCTACTCAGTAGTGTTAGGGAAACATTGATGGTTGTGCGGCGTGCAATGACTGGAAGGGCGCGAGAACACTCAAGCAGCTCTGTTGTTCCAGTGGGAACCTAGGGGGCCCCGCGCGCCTGTAGGCGCGAAGTCGGGGAAGCATCAATACAAAGGCATCAGGTCTGTACGGAGTTGATATCGGTACGACCCAAAGGCTCTGTTTTATAAGCGTAGCTGGTACCACAGCACACCTAAATTTGCAGTTATCACTAGTAATACCAGCGTTACAACATTAACCGTATTTCTGGAATACGCTTGGCCAACGGCTTGGACTCAGTTTTGGGTTTACCGGAGCCGGCTATGAGCTGAAAAAGCAGGGGAGGGAAGGGTAGAGACGAGGGGAGGCACCGCCTGAGGCGGTTTGAATTTGTTGAGCGAGATTAAGCCTGGTTCAAACTCTTCCAGAGCCTGATTACGTCTGAGTATTCTAGGTGCTTATGTTGCTTGGCGAACTCTGCTAGATCTGCAGCTTGGTTACGGCGTGTCTGTTGCTGCTGCTCATCTAGTGCGCGCTCTGCTGTGATGCGCTCACATGCCTGAAAGCTGCGCTTACGTGCGACTCTTGCTTGATTATCAGCCAGCTCTTGGAGTGCTTGCTGGTTTTGGCGCCGTGCGATCTCGGCGAGCTTTGCGCGGCGTTTCTCCTTCTTTCGTGTGCGTGCCTGGGCCAGCTGATGAGCCAGGCCTAGCTCGATGAAGAAGCGTGGCCGAAGCACAATCATTGTACGGGTGATCCAGCGCTTGCCGTCTTGGTAGAGGCGTTTGTGTACGCGGCGGATATAACGCGCCTCGCTAAGTAGCTTCAGCAGCCTAGATAGCGCACATTGCTTGAGGTTTGAATCTACCGCGATACGGTTTTGAAGATTGAGACGAAACTGGCCTTCATTATCCAGCCAGCCAAGTACCATTGTGGCCATATCCAGCCTGGCCAGCATGGGCTCGATGATCGCGGCGAGCTTGTCCCAGCTCTCCTGCCGAGTTCGACGGCCAGACTTATGCAGCCGATCAAGGTTGCGCAGCCATTTACCGGCGCGCGTATTGGCTTCGGCCTTGATACGCTTTGCCGCTTCACCCAGGAACGTCTTGCACTGCTTTTCAGATAATTTGGCCAGGTTGCTTTTGGCCATGTCTGGAAGGGAAGGCTTGCCGCGGACAGACACCGCTGCATAGAGCGCAGAGGCCGGCGAATCAGCCGGGGCACGACGCTTTCTGCTTGTACGCTGCATGACCTTTGCAGCGGTGTTTTGAGCGGTTTGCATAACGTTTCCTTGTACAGCGGGCAAAGCTTCCCCAAACCCATTGAGAATTTTGGGCTGGTATTAGTGAGTTGAGCTGGGTTTAGGCGGCAGATCCGGATCGTCGATACAGGCCGCGAAGACTTCCGCTATGGGTATTCGGTAACGCCGGCCAGACTCCGGATCCACAAGCACGGCGACTAGGCCGGTGCTGCTGTCTACGTCCAGGTAGCGATGCTCGGGCTCAGGCTTGAGTTCGGAGTAAGCACGGTCGACCAAGCGCTTGGCCGTGTGGACCGGCACCTGCAACCGCTCGTTGAGGTGAGTTACGGCGCGCTCGATCAGCTGATCCGTGTTGCCCAGGTGTTCGGCTTGGTGGCGAATCAGGAAGGAGAGGGCAGCGGCCTGCATGCTGTCCAGGTAGTGTTCAGGGGGCTGAATGTTCATGGACGCTGCTCCGAACCCGATTTATCCAGCGAGGCTGGCTTGGTGGAGCCCTGCGGAATCTTGGGCTTGAGCTTCCCGGTCACGGTCGGAGCCATGGGCACCACGTGATAAGGCTGCTCCAGCGCAGATGGCCGGATCTGGTGAACGATGGTCTGATGACCCTTGAAGGTCGCCCCACAGTCGAAATTGGTGCACTCGTACCATACGTTCTTGAAGCATGGTGCCTCCTCTTCTGTGGTGCGCATACGGAGCTTTTCACGGCAGCTCGGGCATTTCATTGCCATTGCTCCCATGGTTTTACAGCTCCCCTATCCTTGGAAGCGGTGGCGTTGAGGCCTAATTCTTCAGGTACGGACTTCATTCTCGTAAACCTTTGATACTGCAGGGCCTGGTATTGGTTGGCAGCGGTTATTGCGGCCGTTCAGGCGTTTTAATTGGGTTCATTGGGTTCCTCCTTCTTACACTTGGTACAGCGCTCGGTTACGTCCTGTGAGCTTTATCGCGGCTCGACGCAAACGAGCCTTAACTAGCCATTCTGCAGCCTGGTCTCGGTCTGCTAGCCCCTTGCGCTGCTGGACCCGGTCGAGCAGGTCGCACTCGCTGTCGTCATAATCAAAGCTGGCTTGAGGCATTCAAGGTACTCATAAGTGACTGGGTTCAAGCTGAGGCCTGGCCTAACATGTTCTGAGGCAGTAAGAGTTCTCTTGCTTCCTGCATAGCCAACTGTCGGAGCAAGGTGGCTTGATCGAGGCCGGTGTAATCCACCAGCGCATTGATCAGGGCCTGCTCGTAGTCGTCGAGGTTTATCGTGGCGCGATTTTTACGAATTCGCTTGCTGTCCTGGTACATGTCAGAGTCCTGCTTAACGCTTCCCGCAACCTTGAAAAGCCCTTGCGCAATGCCGGGCGTGCCATGAGTCAAATCACACCTTCCTTTAACCCCAGAAGAACCGCTGCCCGGTGAGATTCACCGCGCGTGCATTTCTTCTGGCCGTTCAGTACGGCATACACGGTACTGGAGCTCAGCCGGTTGGCTTTTGCGAACTCCCGCGCAGTAATTCCGAGCCGTCTTAGCCTGGCTTTAGCTTGATTCCTTGCTTGCTCGGGAATGTCTGCGTTCGGCATAGTGCAAAACCGTGTGATCCTTATGAATTTAACGGTAAGGCTGTACCAATATTTTGTGTATGTCAACAAATAGGCATAATATTTTATGACTGTCGGCTCAAGACTTAGGGCAGAACGCAATCGCTTGGGCATGAATCAGTCTCAACTTGCGGAAATAGGTGGGGTGACAAAAAACACCCAGGCGAATTACGAAAAGGACGATAAAAGTCCCGACTCTGCATATCTACTAGCGATCGCAGAAGTCGGAGTAGATATAGTCTTCGTCTTGACGGGCAAGCACATTCAGGAGGGCACTCCTGTGCTTTCGCATACTGAGCAGCAAATTCTCGACGACATTCGAGACTTAGGTGAGGCAGAGAGAGAAACCGTACGACGTATGGTGCATGGCCTTGTTGTAAGCGCAGACAAAAAAGCCGGAGATAGATAACGATTCGGCTAAGCTGGTATGCTATGTCTACAGGATCCGCTGATGATTTCCTTAGCGTTACCACGGTAAAACAATTCCTTTTGTTGATCCTGCCACACAAAAAAACACTGTATAACTAAACAGTATTTAGACGAATGGTAGTGTATATAGATACAGTTCACAATACTGTATAGACACTTTTTGTGTGCCTATTCCGTCGCCTTTGCTTTCTGTATCCTTTTCCACTCCCGCTCTACGGCGCGCTTCTCAGTCTGCTTGTTGGCATAGGGGTAGTATTAATGAGACGAAAGCGGCCAGTAGCAGAAGCCTGCTTGAAGGCATTAGGGAAATACGTGAGTTCTGCTAGCCCAAGATATGAGCCGAGACGCATGGACACCCATGCGGCGAATGCTGTTTGACGCCAAGACTTCGCTCTATTAGCTGAGAGCATTGAGACATTAGAAGTCTTCAGGTACGTAGGCGCTATATTCACCATTAGTGATAACTGAGCACCACCCTAAGTGGTAGTAAAAAAGCTTCAGATCTATGATGTTATAAACATCTTTTTGCTCCGTCTCCTGTAGAGATACCAGCCCATTACGGTAATGGGTGTACTCTCCTCCTGCTCCAGGCTCCGCACGCAGCTCCAGCTCTCTTCTATCCCAGTGGATGACTTTTCCTGAGACCTGAGGTATCGACTCGGTAAAGTCCAGCTCAAAGTCCTTCGCTATTTTGCAGAAGCAAGGGATGTCCTTTTGCTGGATAAGTAGCTCCGTTACCAAGTTCTTAGGAAACTGAATTACGAGCTGCACGTTAGTATCCTTAATCTGCCTTATATTCATTTACTTTACGCCACTCCCGCTCTACAGCGCGCATTGCCGTGTTTTTGCTAGCGTACAGATAGCGCAGTCGCTTGGGCTTGGTTTGGTCTCCAGCAGTCACCGCGACCTCCTTGCCGGTCTTCTTGTCCCGGTAATAGGCCAGCACGCCGGTGTAGTCGCCTTTGGCCTCCTCGAACAGATCCGAAACTAGGTCCTCGGGTAGCTTGGCTTCCAGATCCAGCCGCGTGGTGTAGCCACCGTCTGCCGTGAGGCTGTGCTGGACGTTGCCGCCATGCCAGATGATCGCGTCGATCTCGGCCTTGACGCCCATGAGCGTGTAGCTGAGTTCGGGAATCAGATCAGGACGGCCCAGGGCCAGCTGGTAGGTGAGGGTGGCGGTACCGCGCTGCAGGCGATTCCATTCAGCGCGCGCGGCACGCAGGGCACTGGCCTGGTCGCTGTAGGTGTGCCGCAGGTCCTTGAGGTTGTCTCCACCACCGGCAATGGCGTGCTGTTTCTTTGCGCTGTTTACATCGTAGTAATACGCGCGGACGCCTTCGTAGCTCTCCCGATCCGCCTGCAGGTAGCTGTGCTGGTCGCCGTCCTCGCGGGTGAGGGTGATATGACCCAGATCCGCGCCGCTAGCTGTCTTGCCCTTACCCTGCTGGATAAAGATCAGTCGGCCGGCCTTGATGGTGGCTACCGCATCGTGATCATCGCCCAGGCGGGTGAGCAGGTTGGCGTCGGATTCGCCGGTCTGGTCCAGCTGTAGCACCTGGAGTGCGTCTAGCTCCTTCGCAATCACCGGCATGAGGCCTTGCCGGGTAGCGATGTTGCGCAGAATCGTACCCAGGGTGGTGTTGGTATAGCCGGCGTCTCGCTTAGCCTTGAGCGCCTTTCTCAGGTCCGCGCTGCGGGCACGAATGCTCAACACGTCCGGGGCGCCGCTGTGCTCGGTCTCATCGACGATATAGGTGCCCTTGTCGACCAGACCGGTAGTATTCCAGCCTAGCCAAAGGCGCACCTTGGCGCCGCGCGATGGGATAGCGAGTAGGCCATCGTGGTCGCTCAGCACAATGCTGAGCTGATCGGCTTCCAGGCCTCGGTTGTCGGTCAGGTCCAGGCTGATCAGCCGCGGCGCTATCAGGTTGCTGATGTCCGTCCCGTCGACGGTGAGCTTGTAGATAGCGACTGGATAGCTGGCACCGTTGACCTCTTGGTCGTACAGCTTGCGCAGCTGGCCGGTGGCCTGATCGATGGCCTCGCGGATCATAGGATGCTCCGCAGAATGCCATTGGCCGAGGCGATGCCGGCACCGAGGATATCGGTGAGGTCGTTATCGATACGCTTGAGCGACAGGGTGAACTCAATACGCCGAGCCGCACCGTCCCGGAAAAAGATCGTCCTGGTCTCGCTGATGCTTTCGATCACCCACACGCCCAGGATGCGGCCGGTGCCCTCAATCATGGGCCAGGCCGAGCCGGACTCAGCCATATAGCGCAGCACGTCCAAACCGGCAGCGGTGCCCGTAAGCTCCGGCGCGACCCAGCCGGGCAGGGTGATGCTGTCGTCGCCCTTGCCTACGAACTGACGCGCCGGCGGCGCACCCACACGCGAGCTGCTTGCGTGCCGATACTCGGTTTGCCGCTGCAGCTCCTGGTAGGCCAAGGTGGAGAGGCTAAAGATAAAACGTCCTAGGGCCATCATCATGGCGGGTTACTCCTGGTCTCGTAGGCTGCTGCGGCCGCGTGCGGATTGTTCAGACTTGGCCCTGGCCAGCTCGGCGCGTACCGCCTTGGCGATGGCTTGAGCGTCCATGCCTGGAGCGGCATTGATCGTAAAGTTGTAGGTGTCCTGGCTGACCATGCTGGGCGCAGCTATCTGAGAAACCGGCGGCCGATCATCAAAGCTGATGCCGGCCATGGCGGGAGTGGCTGCCGTACCTACACCAACAGCAACCGCACCGGCCGCAGCCAGGCGCTTGGCAGTGCCAGCCATTTGGGAGAGCGGTCCGTCTTCGTTCTTGGCCAGACCCACAGCCAGGCCGGCCATGGTGAAGCCACCCAGCTCAGCAAAGACGCGGCTGGGGGAGTGGATGTCGAGCTTTTCCTTGAACCAGTCAATCGCCCCGCCGGCTGCGTTGACCACGGCGTCCTTGACCTTGCCGACGTTGTTGGTAATGCCATTAACCAGGCCATCAATGATCATGCCGCCAAACTCAGTGAATTTGGTGGGCAGCTCAAAACCCATGTAATTCAGGACGGCGGCCCAGGCGCTGTAAAAAATTCCAATGGGGGAGAAGTTGGCCAGCAACTGCAGGATGCCGGTAATGCCGCCGTTTACGCCGTTTTTGATCTCTTGCCAGAGTGCAGCAAACCAAGGACCCACTGTGCTCCAGTTGGTGTAGATCAAGGTGGCAGCGATAGCCAGAGCGGTAACGATGGCAAGGATCGGATTCGCCATAGCCACCGTACTAACCAGACGGAGTCCAGCCGCCACCATGGGCAACACGTTCTTGGCCAGACTGAACAGTCCACCAATAAGGCTTGGGATTCGCACACCTAGCTGGGCGAACATGAAGCGAATGGCAAGGCCTGGACCAAGAATACCGGCCAGACCTAATGCTAATGTACCGAACGCCATAGAGGCGGCCGCAACGCCGGCGGTGACCTTGAGGATAGTGGTGACAGTGCAGGGTTAGCTGCAGCCCAGGCAGTAACTTTTTCCAGAACGCCATTGATCGTGTCCATGATCTCGATCAGGGCCGGGCGCAGCGTTCGCCCAAGATCGGCAGACAGGTTGAACAGACGATTTTGGGACATCGTCGCTCGGGCTGACAGCGCATCGCCGCGAATATCGCTTTCGCGCTGCATCGAGCCGTTACCCTTGGTACTTTTCGTCAATTCCAGCTGCCGGCGGTATTCCTCCAGGTTGTTGGCCAGCTTCGAGGCATCATCGCCGTATTCCTTGCCAAAGAGCTGCGTGGCCACCGTCAGCTGCTGCTCCTGCGGTAGTTTCTTGAGCGCATCGAGCACCTTGAGGATGGTCCCGGTTGCATCCTTGGTCATGCCTGTCTGAATCTTCTTGGATTCCATGCCCAGGGCTTTCAAACCGGCCTGGAATCGTTTGGGCTGTTCATTGGCAATGGCTAGTTCACGGATCATGGCATTAGTGGCGGTGCCGGCCACCTCGGCTGAGGCACCCAGCGTCAAGAAGGTACTGCCCAACGCAGCGGCATCCTTGTAGTTCATGCCAACCGAAGCCGTTACGCCCGCCACGCGCTGCATCACATCGATAATGTCCGCGCCTTTGGACTTGGCGTTGTCGTCCAGGTAGTTGATCACATCGCCCAGCTGGCTGACGTTCTTGATCGGGACCTTAAAGAGATCTGCAATTCGAGCCAGGTTCTCACCGATCTGATCGGCCGGAATTTCAAAGGCAGTGGCGGCATTGGCCGCAACGCGCGTAAATTCGAGCAGGTTGTCTTTACCCTGGATGCCCATGCGTGCGCCGCCTTCGACCAAGGCCGCGATCTCGGTCGAGGCCATTGGGATGGTCTCGGACATCTTCTTAATGGCCTCTCCCATCTCGTAATAGGTGCTGGTGAGCTGACCGTTGTCGTCGCGTGCACCTTCGACCTGCTTGGCAACACCGAGCATGGCGTCTTCAAAACTAGAGTAGTTCTTGATCATGCCCACGATGGGGCCACCCAAGGCTGCGCCGGTGGCCATGGCTCCAATGCCGGTACCGGCCGCGTTACCAGCGAACTCTTGCCCCTGGAAATACTTCTGTCGCGCTCGGGCCAGCTGCTCCTGCTTGGCAGCGAGAGCGCCCATGCGTTGCTGTTGGGTCTTGTAGGCCGCATTGGCGGCATCAATGCGAGCCTTGAGCTGGCTTTCGCTTTCAGAGAGGTTGCGGGTGTTCACGCCTGCTTCGCGCAGTTTGGGAATAAGCCGCTGCAGCTCGGCGCGCTGCTCGCCGTGCTTGTTTTTGAGTCGGTCTACCGCCGCGCTGGCATTGATAAAGGTCTTTTGAAAGGCTGCAGACGGAGCGTCCATGGCCTTGAGTTGTTCCTGGTACTGCTTGAGCCGTTGCTGTGCACGAGCGAGTTCTTCGCCGGTTTGCCGGACGGCGTCATGCTGCCGGGTATAGCTTGAAATATCGTTTTGCTGGGCGTTCAGGGCTTTGACCTGGTCGCGGGCAGCCTTGAGCGCCCTGGCCGTGCTGTTGCTGCCGGCCATAATGCGCTTCATGGGCGCGGTCACTTTGTCGAGTGCCGACAGCAGCACTCGGATTTGTAGGCTATTGGCTGCCATCGGGGCTCACTCGTTGCCGGGCGCGTTCACGCCAATCCATCAGTTCGGCTAGGCCCAACTCATCCAGTTGGGCCGGTTGCCAGTGAAAAGTGATGGCAAGGTCTGCCATTGCATCCTCTACATGCCGGGGGAGAGTTCCTCCTTCAGCGACTTCTTCAGCAAAAAACTGCTGATCTTGGCTCCCACCTGGACCAGGTCGGCCGGATCCATGGCACGGGCCTCGGCTTCGTTGATCGAGGGAATGCTGATGCGTGGGACCACCTTGATGATGGCCGCCACGTCCAGGCTCAACAGATCGGAAAGGGACACGCCACGCAGCTCGCCTGCCTTGGGTTTGCGCAGCCTGAGTTCAGTGATCTGCTGAGTGCCGCGGATGACGGGCTCGTCCAGCACGATCAGGTTTGGATCTTCAACAACGGCAACCTGATCCAGTGCTTCAGCTGGTGCAGCCGCAATGGCCTGGGTAGTTTGTGCGGTGGTCATGGGGTAGTGCTCCTGCCTATCAGAAAGCCCGCCGAAACGGGCAAATTTGGAATTTAGAAATTTCTAAATCGAAAAAGGGCTTACATGCCCAGCGCTTTGCGCTGGCCTTCAAGACGGTCAACGCCGCCAACCTTCTCGATGAAATTGAGCAGATCGATCTCGATCACGACCTCACCGTCAACGGTGAGCTTGTAGTAGGTGCAGGTGGTAGTGACCTTGTGCTCGGTGTCTTCACCTGGGGCCGCGTCGCCCATCTCGATGGTTTCGTGACGGCCGCGAACCACGACCTCAACGGCTAGATCAGTCCCGGTATCGTCCTGCTGGAAAGCTCCGGCAAAGCGCAGCATTACGCCGCTGGCATTGGTGATACCGAATTGCTTGAGCACGGTGACGTCTAGGCCGCCCAGCGTCCATTCGAGCTGGATGCCATCATCGCTCATGCCAAAGTCGACCTTGACGGGGCCGTTCATGCCGCCGCCTCGGTAGCTTTCCATCTTGCGGCCAAGCGAGGGCAGGGTGACGCTCTTGGCTTCGCCGAGGTAGTTGTAGCCCTCGTTAAAGAGGTTCATGTTTTTCAGTTTGCGGGGCAGGGCCATAGCGGCAGCTCTCCTGAGCGCGCCTTTCAGCGCGCTTATGCAAAAGGGTTAGGAATTCACGCGGTCGGCAAAACTCGTCAGGTACGAGTCGGTGATGCGCTGCCGCAGGGTTAGGTCTTCCAGGGGCGGGACTGGGGTGTAGTCGTAGTCCAGACGCAGCTGGCCAGCCTTGAGGGTGTCCTTGGTATTTACCTCTTCGTCGTACCAGCACTCGCCGCCGAGCAGGTAGCCCTGGGCAGTCAGGTCGCGCAGCCTGGCGTTGATGCCTTCGATGACGTCGCGGGCCAGGCTGGGGTGCAGAGGTTTGTCCACAAAGGTGAAGTGCGCCTCGGCCATGGTGTCCATCAGCACCTGGGCGGTGCGGGTGTAGTTCTCGAAGGCGAACAGCGAGTCGTCTGTGGTGGTGCGCGAACCCCAGAAGCGGTAGCCGCTCTGGTTGATCAGAGTGGTGACCTCATGGCTGTTGAGGTAGTTGCTGTCGGTCGAGGGATCCTGCAGGTCGAAGAACACGTCTTTGCTGATGCCGGTTACGCCATTGACCGGGGCGTTTGACAAGGTCTTGTGCCAGCCGACCTCCTTGTCCAGTTGCGCACGCAGGCCCAAGGCGCGGGCTGTGGCGTTGGCGGTGAGGGTCTTACTCTGAGCGGTGCTCCAGGCCAGGAAGTCAGGCCAGAGCAGCATGAGCTCACGTGCGCCGAACTGGTTACGGTAGGCCACCGCGTCTTCCATGGTTTCGCAGTTCCAGGCGCTCGCGTAGACAAAGGCGCGCAGCTTCTGGGCAATGCTGACCATGGCGGAGGTCACAGCCTGGGTATCTAGACCGGGTACGCCCAAGATGCGTGGGGTGACGCCCAGCTGAGCCTTGGCGGACAGCAGAGCTTTCATGCCGGTGTACTTGCCGTTCGCGGACCCGCCAATGATGTTGGAGATGGTCTCGGCTTCGGTTGCGCCTTCGGCAACACGAACCAGAACGGTGACGGGCTTGGCCTGATCGGCGATGGCCTGCAGGGCCTCGGCCATAGTGCCCTTGGTGCCAGCCTTGCCGGCAGCGCTCTGGACGTTGGTAACCAGGACAGGGGTATTCAGGGGGAAGGCAGCAGCATCGGCATCGTCTGCGGTGCAGACCATTCCGACGATTGCGGTGGAAACAGTGGAGATCGAGCGCGTGCCCTCGTTGATTTCTTGGACACGGACGCCGTGTAAGTAGTCGGCCATTGGAGATGTGCCTGCGCAGGTGAATGACACCGGCAAGGCTGAGGGAAACCCACGCGGGGTTCATCAGGCACGGGTTGTAGAATGTGAATTTACAAGATGATACCGACCGTCACTCGAACAGACTGAACCTTGCTTAAACCTAACTTCTTGCTTAACTCCTTTATGCGTTCTTAATTTTTGCTCATGGAGGATGTAAAAATGCGCCAATCTTTTCTATTACTCCTTTCTAGCTTTTTTCTTTCTGCTTGCTCTAATTTTACGTCACCGTCAACAGCAAAGTCCTTAAGTGATAATAGAAGTTACTGGATAAGTTATGACGCTTCTAGACGGGGAGCGTTAGTTAATAATGGTCCTCATGGAATTAAAAGCTGCTCAGAGCCGGCTCCGGATGTAGGGCTGACTCTAGCTACAAACTTTAAAGGGAACATTAAGGGTCCAAACGAAACATCTTTAACAAACGGGGATGCACTTTTTAATACAACAGTTGTAGCTCTAGAGGGGCGTAACAATGTTGTATTGCTTGCTAGAGAAGCGCTATTCAGGATTTGTGAGGCAAGCATGAATGGTATGCTTAATAATAATAGTGCCGTGTATCTATATGAAAAGGTATTTGAGCATGTTAATCAGATTGCAAAAGCTCAAGCTGATGCCTCAAACTCAAATGCGAAAGCTGCGGAAAGTCAAAGAAAAACCGCCGAGGCACAACTAGAGCTTCAACGGCTAGAGTCTGAATCTAGAAAACCTGTTCAATAGTAAGCGTAGATAGAAACTGGATGGACCTAGATAGGCAAGCTCGTCTACCTCTAGGTCCTTTTCAACTTGGCTAACCGCTTCGAGCGACGGATCCTTCTGTAAATGCTAGGGACTTCATAAATTGGAGCAGTCAGCAGGCGAATCGACCAGTAGGCTCGGCCTGTTGTTTTAAGGAGTAGCCTGCGCTCTTTCCGATCAGCCAGTTCCAGAAGCTCTTTAATGAATGAGTAAAATTTAGGTTGGCTGAGAAAATCATCATCCATACTCTCAGCGAGAATCCGGCCTATCGCTTTTATGCTGCTCCAGATGGCAGCGAGCGGGATGATACAAATCGCTATAGGCATGACGATTACCTTAAAGAGAGCGACGTACCAGACTTTAAAGCTATCCCATAAAGTAGGGAGGTTTTGATAGAAGCTATCTTTATCTATCAGGGCCACCACAATCCCGGACACGATAGCGAGCACCCCTGCAAGGTAAGTGGCAAGGTTACTACCTGACGGCAAACGGAAAAATTTCTGGGCCTTTTGGACGTCTGTTTCTCCAGCATTAAGCTGGATTTCGCGTCGCCACTTCCATTCTTCAATCAGGCCTTTAGCCAGTTTCTCCAAGCTTTCCTGAGGGCCGAACAGAGCCTCGATTCGCTCGTATTTTGCTCGGTTGATCATTGTCACCGCAGCACGGAAGCCAGTTGGCCTCACCTGCGTATATAACCGCCGGCAGCGTTGCTGGTCGATCTCGCATATGACCTGCAAAAAGCTAGGTACCAGAACAAAAAATTCAAAACCCAGCGAGACATAAGGCAGATGAGAGTAAGTCTGGGATTTGAAGACAATGGTGTTGACCGCATTAAAGATCAATGAACCCACAATCAGCGCGGCAAGCAGTGCAACTAGCCAGAATATGCGCATAGAAAACGCATAGCTTGGCAAAAGGCTGAATTCTTTTTGAAAGGTTTTGATTTTGTGAGGAAGGGCTCGCACAGGCTTTAGTCCGTTAATGCCAAGGCGAACAGAATACAAAAGTGAAACGTGATCTATCTAGCAATTTTCCCAAGTAGCTGCTCAGCGGATGCATTCAGCCAGACTGTCGGCAAAAAATTGAAAGTAGCCGTAAAGACGGTAATCACGAAACGTTCTAACAAACCAAACACTAGCTGCTAGCCTGAACTTGCTTCAAACAAAGTAAGAGCAGTTTCACTCAATATTAGAGTGATATCCGTACCTACGCAGAGGTAAGCAATCTCTGCAACCTATGATCACTTCATCTTGTTAAACGGAGTTTTGAGATGTCCTACGATAAGGTTTCTATAGCAAATTCAACCGGCTATTCAATAACGGGAAAAGTCAGTTACAGAAGCGCTTTTTGTAGCAATGACGATTACTCAGCCGGTAACGGTAAAACCTGGACGGCCAGTTCACGAGGCATTTGCCTTCTGACAAAAATAACTGCAACAGTAGATACTCCTACCGGGAACGTTGATGCCAAGTCATATACCTCCGCCGGAACTACGTATGCTCGCTTTGCAGTGGTGGCAGCAGATGGTAGTTACGAGGTTACTCGCCTTACAGGCGCAGACGAAGATGAACAGCCCGCTGACTACGTAGAGCCCACAGAGCAGCAAAAATAAGACAGGTATCTACCTAGAACCTACTAGGTAGATACACCCTCTGCTTCGAAACAGTCAAGGCCCAGCGCATAGCCTCAGCCAAGCTACCAGGTGAATAGCGCTGCGGCTGCTCCAGCCAAATCGCCTGAGCACAAAACTCCGAGCAGAACCAGCGCGACTGGCTCTGGATGCCGACCGGCAGGATTTGGCTGCCCAGGATTCCAACCCAGTCATAGCCTGCGTCTTTCTCGGTTTGTAGCAATTCCTCGACGACCTCTTCCCTTACCCAGGGCAGCGGCAGGAAGTCCCAGACCGCAGGATCCGGCTCGATCAGCTTGGCTCGCACGCCACCGTCGCGCGGTGAGCTGCTGGCAAAGCGGCCATCGGCCAAAACCAGCTCGCAATGCGAATACGGGCTACGTGTCCAGATCCGGATCGACTTGTCGTAGAAGTCGCCCGGTGCCTTGTAGAGGGCCAGCTGGATCATGCCGCTACCTCATCTTGAGGCCAGACGATAGCAGCCACTTCGGCTGCGGTCTTGGCAGCCTCCACCTGCTGCTCGAGCACGATCTTTTGTGCGATAGCGGCGTTGATGGCGTTCTTGCCATCTACACCGACCTGCTGAATCTGCGCGGCGGTGTGTGCCTGGTAGGCCCATTTGCCCTGCGCATCCGCACACCAGAACGGGGTGGTCCATTGCCCATCGACGCCGGGCAGAATCGAAGCCAGCACCGAGGCAGACAGATTCGCCTGGTCAGTCGACTTGGCCGGGTAGGTGTAGATCTTACCCAGAGCGCTTGAAGTGAAGCCGGCGGCGATCCGGGCCGCGCAGGCAGCTTCCAACTCAGCCAGCTTTTGCACTTTCACATCAGCCAGGCTCAACCGTGAGGCAGGATCCACAGCCACCGGCGGGACCTGGGAGAAGTCGATGACCTTGCCGGTCGACTGCGCGGCAATCAGCGCATCGCGCAGCGTAGCGGAAATTTCGACGGCATCGGCTGGCAGGCTGGCCGGGGTGGTCAGCTCGCTATCAAAGAAACCCTTTTCAGTTTTAGAGGCATAAATGGTCATGGGGCGTCCTTAAAAGCCGATGGCAATGTAGTAGAAGGAGAAGATCTGATTGTTGGTGCCGTTGGTAGCGGAGTAGCGGCCTACGGTTGCGCCGGTCTTGCTCAGGGTTCCATCGATCAGCGTGGCCAGCACGGACGTACTGCCGGAGAAGACTGGAATGGCAATCAAGGCAAGTGCAGTAGTGGGAAAGGCCACCGGAAAGGTGATCGGGGCCGAGCCGGCATTGGTGTTGCTGATGGCACCACCCTGGATGATGAAGCCTGACGGCAAACGCTGATAGCTGGGCGCATTGGCGGTAAGCGATGCCGCGAAGCCACCACCCATTTTCAAGAAGGCCGCGCCGTTGCTGGCTACGATCTTCCAGACAGTGCCGGTCGAGACCACCACAATCGACTCGTTGTAGTTCATCGAATACGGGGCGATGTTGGTCGACAGATCGCCCATCACCAGAACATCCGAGCCATTTACACCCACGGCAAAGCCGGACATGGCTGAAGATGAATGGCTGATCACATACATCGCGCCGATGGGCACAGCGCTCACGGCCGGCAGCGCAACGTTCACATAGCCAGAGCCGGCGTTTGAGGTAATGACGCTTCCCGCTGAACTGGCCGTCAGGGTGGTGTTGGCGGAGAGGGACAGAAAGCCTGCCATCTGCCCGGAGTTCTGCTTGAAAAACTCGCTGGTGATGAGCTGCTTGCTGTTATCAAAGCGGGGCGGCGTCTGGCCTTTAACCGGCCCGGTAAAGGTGCCGCCGTTGGTAGGCATGTAACCTTGGGTGATATCGGCAAAGCTCAGCGCGGTGCCGCCCAGGGTAATGGGTGCGTCGGTGGTGAGCTTCCAGAGGGTGTCTGCCTGGGTTGCGCCTTCCTCAACATAGACAAGAAGGCCTGGCGTCACCTCGGCGCTTTCGTCCGCATCGGCCGCGCGAAGCCAGCCGCCGGTGCCGGCCACATAAATTCCGTTTTGGTTACCGGTGCTCTGGTTCTTGACCAGGATGCGGTCACCAGCCACCAGGGCGATGCCATCGATCGTCTGCAGACCGCTCAGGGTGATGTTGGCAGTGGTGGCCGCGCGGACCGACTGCTTGTTGTCCAGCCGGTTGATCGCCACGGTGATCGCATCGTCCACATAGCCGCGTGTGGCCAGCACAACGCTCGGGTCGATCTTGAGTTCGACGCTTGAAGTGCTGCTGACAATCAGGACCATGCGCAGGACCTGGGTGCGGCCGGAGCCTTCGGCCAGCTGTGGCTTGTAGCTGGGCGGGGTATTGGCCACCGCAATCAGGTTGCCGTCCGCATCGATCAGGCCCATCTCGCGGATCCAGCTGCCGCCGGTGGTTTCCGGGATCACCAGCTCGGCGATGACCTGACTGCTGTTGGCCTTGTCCACGGTCAGGCTGTTTAGCCCTGCGCGATACCATTCGCCCTTGAGCGCAGTCTGGCTGCGGTCAGGAGTAGGCACGCTACCACCGCCGTCGCCTACGGCCATCTTGCTGATCTTGAGGGTGGTGTTAAGCGCTGCGGCGTTGGCCAGCTTGGCCTCGCCGATAGCGGTGAGAATGGCGTAATAGGTCTGACTCATGGGTAGATGCTCAGGGTGTCGATGTCGTGAGAGATGCCGCCGGCCGAGTAGCTGCCGCCGACCACAATGGCTTCGGGTTGATAGGCGTAAACGGTGAGCGTCTCGCCCTGGTAGGTACTCACACCGATATAGGGTGTGCCGCGGGTTTCGAGGCTGACGGCCAGGCCGGTCAGGTGCCGGCTGAGGGGTTTTGCGTCATCGATGAGCAGCCCCAGGCCGTCATACATTTCCTCGGTAATGCCGCTGTCCAGTACGCCGATATCCAGCTTGAAGGTGCCGGGTGTGGCCTGGGGCGATTCCTGCCACCACTCGCGGACGCGGATCAGGTAGCCCAGCGGCTCGACCACACGGCGAATCGCACCGATGGTGCCCTTGTGCGAGTGGACGAAATACGAGGCCTTGATGACTTCACGCTTGGTCTTTTCCGACCAGGCGCTGTCCCAGCGATCCACTGAGCGTGCCCAGGCGAGATAGGGCAACAGCTCCAGCGGGCAACGGTCCGGATCTACCAGGTCGCGTATCGGAATAGGCACGCGCTTGATCTGGGCCAGGGCTTCGGCCGCGAGTCGCTCAAGCTGAGTGGAATTAGGTGGCAGCAGGCTCATGCCGGGTCTCCCAGAGTAACGCTGGTCCCGGTGCAGTAGGCGGCCTGGGCACTGGTCGGGACGATATCGGTCCAGCCGTCCAGCTCGACCTTGGCCACGCCGGCTACGTGCAGCGCCGCATCGATGCCGGAGCGGGCCACGATGACGCCCAGGCGACGGCGGCGGTTTACATAGGCGGCCAAGTTATTCTGGGCGCTCTGCAGGATCAGCTCGGACTCGGCCCCGGTGTTTTCCAGATAGAGCCGGGCCTTAACGCTGTAGCGCAGGATCTCGGCGGACTGGACCGTGACACGATCCCCCAACGGGCGCACGTCTTCATCGTTGAGCGCCTCGGCTACGATCTCCAGCAGCTCGGGCGAAGCGGTGCCGTCGCCGTCATAAGCCTGAACGGTAACGACCACCACGGCAGGCGAAGGGCTGACCGCCGAGGCGTCGGCCACCTGGCCGCTGCTGTTGCGGGCATGCAGGATATAGGCATTACGCGGGCCGGCTACGCTCAGGCCTTCCCAGGCCATCTGGACGCGCTCGCGCAGGGCATCGTCGCCTTCCATCACCGCCGCAACCGGCGGCACGCTGGTGGTATCAGCCGGGGTAATGGTCAGACGGGTCAGGTTGACGCCGCCGGCGATCTGCTCGAGGTCGGTTCCGGTGGCCTTGGCCAGCATGGTGCCCAGGGCGGCCTCGTTGACGCGCTGACGCAAGAGCAGCTCGCGGTAGGCATTCTCCTGCAGGAGCTTGACCAGCGGCTCGGACTCCAGCTCCAGGCGTGCGGCGATGGTGGCCTGCTGATCGGCCGGATACAGGGCAATCAGCCCTGCTTTACGCTCGGCATAAATGGATTCGAAGTCCAGCTGCTCAACAATGGTGGGCTCGGGCAGCTGGGAGAGGTCAATAGGGGTAAAGGTGCTGGCCATATCAGACTCCACCAAAGGCTAGGGGAACGCGCAGGATCACGGCCGCGTCGCTGACGGTGCTGTAGCCCTCCAGGTCAACAAAGGCCTGGCCGGGCCTGTCGCCCAGCGACAAACCAATGCGGGTCAGGCGCAGGCGCGGTTCCCAACGCATCAGGGCCATAACGGCCACGGCCTTGGCTTCCAGCGCGGTGGCGTCGTTCAGGGGCTTGTCGATCAGCTCGAAGAGGTCACAGCCGTAGCTGCGACGCATAAGCCGTGAACCTACGGGCGTGGTCAGGATGTCACCTACGGACTGCTGCAGGTGCTCGAGGTCGGTCAGGGAAAGGCCGGTGCTGCAGTTCATTTGAGCGGCGCTCCCGATTGTCCGGAGCCAGGCTCGACGTTGCCGTGCGGGTGCTTAACCAGGCTGATACCAGCCGCGATTACGTCCTTGGAAACACTCACCGTGCCAGTCACGTTTTGATTGCCGGTCTGGGTGTAATCGCCTTGGTGGTTGATCGGACCGATGATGTTGATGCCGCCGGGGCTGGTCAGGTCGGTGATGCCAGCCTCTGGCAGGATCGCCCGCAAGCGATGCGCGATACTGTCGTACTCGATCACCGCGCCGTCTGCATAGGTGCGTCGATGCAGACCAGCGCGGTCGGCGTTGGCCGGGTACTGCTCGCTGACCAGACCGGTGAGCGCAATGCCCTGGGCGGTTTGTCCGGAAGGGCTGAACACAACGACCTGCTCGCCTACGGTGGGCGGGTCCCACTCGGTCGAGGTACCGGCGCGAAAGGCGACCCAGGGCAGCCAGCCAGTCAGCAGCTCGCCGCTCTGGACGCGAAGGCGTGGAGGTCGTTTGTCTTTGAGACTGCCATGGTCCACCTGGGCAACAGTGCCAAAGCGGATCAGGTTCTCGATCAGGCGGGAAAGGGCGGCGTATTCATTCATGCCGCCAAGGATGCGAGGGGCGAGCGAGGCGTGCAGCTAGCGGAGGTTGTAGAAACTGCTCTTACAAGTTTTTATACTATTTTCGATGCCTAGCCAAGATGGCTAGCTAAAAAATGAATATCTTATCTGAACATTATTATTTACACACTCCGAGAGTACATGCCCCAAGGCAGGCAGGATTGCAGCCCCACCAAAAACAACAGCTTGCAATACAAGCCATACATTGCTCAGTGCTCCCCATAGGCTTAATGGAGCTCTGTCTTTGAGGAAGTTCCAAAGCTTCTCTATATCTCTCAGCATCACTGACTTTTAATGTCCCGTCCATCCATTTCTGTAAAGCTTCCAACGCAAGCTTATTATCAGTTTTAGGGTTTTTTGCGACCACTTCAGTATAAATAAAGACTTGCTCAGCAGTCGGCTTGGGCAGGGTTTCTTCTGCATATGAAAATGAAGAAAACCCATAAATTAAAAAAATAAAATAAAAATTAATTCCAAATAAAAATTTTATCATGGTATTTATCCTCTTGACTTTTAGCCTATTTCTCCCTCTACAGCGGAGCCCATAGGAACCCCCTTAAAACATACATCAATATTTGCAAAAACATCAGCAGTCCTAATTACTATTGAATCTTTAAAATCCTCTTCAGTTATAGAATCAATATTTTTAAAATATCGGACTTTACCAAAAACAACTGTATCTCCTACAGGCGAATACGAAATTCTAAAGGAATTAATTCCACCATGACTTTCTACGTTAGTCCATGGACCCCACGTCATAGGTGGAGCGTAAGCGCTGAAGCTTTTGGCCACATCTCCTCCTTAGATCAATAGGCATCATTAAAATTTAAAGAATAGAATTATTAATAGCAAAAAATAAAAAATATAAAAGCTATTTAAATATATCTTTTTAAAATAAATACTAAGAAATTAGTCCTATTTGGAATTTATCTAAAAATCATCAAGATAGTGCATGATAAGAAATCTAATCTCCTCTTTTTCAGCAGTTGAAAGGCTCAACAGTTCACGTCTGGCATAACGTACATCCGGCGCGCCTCGCTCGGCCCGGTCCTTTAAACCGTACTGGTGTACCCTTGCGATCCGGGCGATCCGGCCGGTAAAGCCGACCGTCACGGCCTGCTCGCTACCTTGTGCCTTCAGGTAGCGGGCCATTTTCAGTTTCGTAAACATCTTGGCTTTGATCCGGCCTTTCTTGTTGCGCAGCTTGCGGGGCTTACGCTTCGCATAGGCCGAGCCGTCCGGATTCTTTTGTGCAGTGATGCGCTGCTGCTGGCGCTTGCGGATCTTGCGCGCCGCCTCCCTGGCCAGCTTGGTTCGCTCCTGCGGTTCGAGCCTGGCCAGCAAGGGGTTCAGCCAGGTTTCCAGCGCGGTCAGATCGTTGCTCATGGTCTGCTGCTCCGCTTGGGCATGGGCGTTTCTAGGGCCATGGTTTCGCGGCCATCGGGCGTCTGCCACTCGGCCAACAGTTCTTCACCGGCATAGACCTGGAACAAACCAGAGGCCTCGGCCTCGGTGTATTGCGGCTCTCCGGCATGAGTGAGCGAATAGATGCCGTTGTCCTGGCGTTTCACAATGACCCGCTCGGTCAGCGGCAGGGTGATCGACATGTCTACCTTGCTCTTGTCAAGGATGTCCGCCTCGAAGCGGATTCCCTCGGCCGACTTGTCTAGGTTGGCCAGCAGTTCCGACTGGTGAGTGCGTACCCAGGCCAGCAGTGGCAGCATGACCGCGTCCGGATGGCCGGCGAAGTCAGTTAGGATAATTTGCAGCTTGTAGTTGTACTCAAACGACAGACCGGCCGCCGCTGTGCAGCGCACCTTGCCCTGGTCGATAAAGATCAGCAGCCGGTCCGGGTTGTGCCTGAGCTGCGGCACCGCTGCCTCCAGATGTTCGCGTAGGCTTTCCGGCTTATTCATGGTTGGCCTTCCTGATGATCAACGATCATATCGACCTTGGCCGCGCAGACAGCCCAATCGTGCTCGACTGTCTCGATATCCCCGAGCAGCTCGCCGTTACGGATTGGGCTGGTCGGGGACAAGGCGCAGCGGGTCACTACCGGACAGCCACTGACGATAAGCTGCGGAGCCGGTGAGGGCGGGACGCTGCCGCAGCTGGCGAGCATCATCAGGCAACTGCCCAGCAGCCCAGTCTTTAAACGCTTGGTTTTCATCTTCCAGTTCCTTGAGTCGGGCCTTGCGTACATCGATCTCGCGGCGCAGATCGGCCTGGACGGTTTGCAGCTGCCGCTGGGCGTCTCGCTCGCCCTGCAGCGTATGAGTAAGGGTGTCGATGGTCTGCTGCCGGCTCACGCTGTCCTGCTCGGCCTGGGTCGCCCGGCTCTCGGCACTGGCCTGGGCGGCCTCGGCCGTCTCCAGGCGTAGGTGCTGGATCCAGAGGAATCCCGTCACGGCGGCAAGCAGGGCCAGGCCATAGCCGAGCTGTCTAAGCGTGCTCATGCCTGCTCCCAGCCCAGCCAGCTGCTTTCCCACTGCTCGGAAGCAAGCGCTGCGCGTTCGATCTGCTCGGGATCTCCGCCAAAGGCCAGCCAGGTCACACCTGGTAAGGCCAGGTGCAAGGCCTCGCCCAGGTCGTTGGCAGACTCAATCGCAGCAGATCCGGAAAACACAAACACGTCGCCTTCCTGCGACGACAGCCGGTTCATTACGCGGCCTCCGCAGGCGCATTATCCAGGTGCCGCTCATAGGCGCGGGCGAGCTTGATGTCGTAAAGGTTTCGCTTGTAGCCCAAGCCGTTGTACAGCTCGGCCACCTTGGCCCATTTGCGCGTCTTGAGCGCGTTATGCAGGGCGGAGTCGGCCAGGATGAAACGCACAAAGGACTCGAGCTGCTGGCCTTCGCTTTGGCTCATCGCGGCCACAAAGGCCTGGACGGATTCATAGCTCAGGCGCTGCCAGTGATAGCCCATGATCTGGAACGCGCCCCAGGAGGCGGATTCCAACGCGGCGGTCTCGTCGATCTGCCGGGCCAGGGCCAGGCGCTGCCATTCAGCCGTGCCGCCGGAGTAACCACCGGCCGTGGCGTTGACTAGGTTGGGATACTGTGCCTCGAGCCTTTCTATATCATGCCCAGCCGCCTCGAGGCGCTCGCGGAAGACGTGCCGCTCGAACAGGATCTTGGCCTTTCCATTAGGCAGGAAACCCTGGCCCTGGCTTTCCACTTCGTTGATGGCGTAGACGCTGGCCAGCGATACCTCAAGTTGACCTGCTGCCTTGACCAGATCGCTGTGCTGCAGGTGCTTGCCATCATTAATGCCCAAGAGACGCGCCTGGGTCTTGGGGCCAGCAATGCCATCGGCCACCAGACCAGCCTTGAGCTGGTAAGCCTTTACGGCGCGTTCGGTGGCGTCGCCATAGATGCCGTCCAGGCGCAGCTGCGCGCCCTGCTTGTTCAAGGCGTTCTGCAGGTCGATAACGGGCTGGCCCTTGTCGCCGTGCTTCAAGGTGACGGTCATCTGGCGTCCTCCACCTTTTTGCTCAGGTAGCGGTCAGCCAGACGGCGGACGCCTTCTACACCCAGCAAGCCAATAACGCCGCCAAAGAACGGCGCAGCGCTCTGGGCAATACCAAAGAAGTCCAGACCGGAGCTGGTGGCCAGGCTAATGGCTCCACACAGCGGGGCCTCCAGCAGGACCTGGCGAAAACTTCCGCCACCGTAGAGGACGCGCAGAGCGGCAACCGAGCAGCCCAGAAGGCCTGCATAGATCGTGCTCCACTCGGCTTGCAGCCGGGCGATCAGCCAGGCGTAGATATCAAAATTCTCGGGAGGCATGGTGGGCTTCTCGTTGTTCATGGTGATCAATCCCAGAGGTTCACCTGCTGCGCCTCTTGGGCTTCAGCGGCTGTGGTGGATACGTCTGGCAGGGTGACGGGGTGCCCGATCGGCAAGAGGGGCCCTAGCTCGGCAAGGCCTGGATTGGCGTCCAGGACCTGCTCGGTAACACCGGCGGTTGCGCCGTAATGCCTCCAGCAGAGCCGGTCGAGGGTGTCGTTTTGCTGCGCGCGGACGGTGGTGGCCATCAGATAAGCTCCACCGTGCTGCGGCTCAGGCCGAGCAGGTCGCGGATGGCCCAGCGGGCATCGCGGCGGTACTCATCAATGCTGGGCGTGAGTTCGTCAGCGTTCTGGCTTCCTGCCTTGGTGGTGTCATAGCTGCGATAACGCTCGTAGAGTTCCGTGCAGGCCAGGCACGACACGGCGCGGTGATAGAGCTGCACTAAGTAGCTCATGCCACTGATAGTGTCGGCCGGGACTTCCGCTAATCCCTTGTAGCCAAGCAGGACGTTGCGCGCCTTGAACGCGACCAGGTCGCGGTTGGCAGAGATCAGGGCACTGGTAATGGCAACCTGCAGACGCGTGTCGGTAATGCTTGAATCGATCCGGTGTCCTTCACGGATCCGGTTGGCCTCAATATCAGGCCACCAGCCGTCATTGATCACGGTGAGTTCGGAGGCCTGGGCTACTGCTATAAAACCGCTCATGGTGCCGCCTTAGAAAGAGGTCGCCGGTGGTCGGCGCGTAACGAAACAAGGCCAGGCCTTTTCGATCCGCGCCGAGCCGGCGGGGTGCGTGGGACGCCTTGTTAGCCGGGAGTTCCGGCGTGTTTCTTCAGGAGGCGCTCGGCGCGCTCCAGATCCTTTTTGCCGCCGCAGCGGTCATGCAGGCCTATGGCCTTTTGCAGGGATTCGATAGCCGCCTGGAGCTGGCCAGGCTGGCCAACGTAGTCGTCATCAATGCCCTGCAGTTCGGCTTTGCCAATGGCCAGGTACAGCTTGGCCCTGGCCTCGTCAGGCATGTCCTCTTCAGCGGTGAGTTCAGCGGTGCGCTTCAGGATGTCCAGGTCAAAGGTCTCACTGGCCTTTTGCGCATTAAGCGCAGCGGTAGCGACTTCCTCGGCGACCAGGCAGCCGGTGGTGCGGGCGAAGCGATCCGGCATGACAAGTCCCTTGCCCAACACATAGGCCGCAATGTCCAGCGCACCGGCAAAATCGCCGGCATCGATACGCCAGATCATGACCGTGGTCAGCACCTCGTCCTGCGCGCCCTGCCCGGCTGATAGCACGCCGGCCACATAGTCGGCGTACTCCGGCAGAAGCTGCCGCTTGAGTTCGGCCTTGCCCAGGGTGGACTGGATCTGCTTTAAGCGCAGGCGGTCCTGGAGCAGCTTGGCCAGCTGCAGCTCATAACGGGTGGCCCCTGCCATGGAGCCATGCGGTGAGGCCTCGGCGGCCTCCCTAGCTGCGCGCTTGCGCAGCTGCATGCGTTGGGCGTGGGTCAGCATGGGTTACACCGCCTCGATGTTTTCAGCCAGCGCGACGAGACCTAGGTCTTCGATCACATAGGCATCGTTCGAGGACTGGTAATCCGCGATGCGGTCATACTCGGGCTCGTCTTTCAGGTAACGGCGGCGGCCGCCTTCCTGGACGTAGATCGACAGGTTGGCCAGCGTAGTGACCAGCACGGTCTTGCCGGGGAAGAACGGTGCATCGACTACCGGCAAGCCGCCCAGGCGGGCCTTGCTCAGGATCTGGTCAGCGGCGTTTTCTTCTACGTTGGACGCTGCGCCCTTCTCGACGGCTGAGAGTAGCTTATCGTGCATCAGATCGCGGGAGACCAGGACCACCAGATCTGGACGGCTGCGGTGCCATGGATCCAGCAATTGCACTAGATCATAGACCAGGCCATTTAGGCTCTTGTAGTCGCCGGTTGCGCCGATGGTGACTTTTTTCGATCCCTCGGCCACTTCGTCCATTACGCAGTCGGCTGCGCCTTCGCGGATCTTCTGGAGCCAGCCCTTGTTCACGTCCTGCAGGAGCGGGTTGGCAGCGATATCGGTCGCCGCCGCGGCGCTGATGCCATTGAAGCCGATCATAAGGCGGTCAAGGGCCTGACGATCCGTGATGGCCTTGGACAGGCGAACCTGGAAGTCTGGAAACTTGGCCCAGGCATCGATCAGCGGATAGGGGAAGGCGCTGTCAAAGTTGGTCTGCTTGCAGCTATAGCTGTCCTTGTTGAGCACACTGCGGTCGGCCGGGTTACGGCGGTTTCCACCGGCCGTATTGGTACGGCTGGCAATGGGACCGTTCACACCCAGTAGGATAGATTCGCCCTCCTGCTCGGTGACGGTAATGACGTTGATCTTTTGCAGCAGTGAGCTGGATTCCTGAATGGCGGTTTCCAGCTTTTGCTGCACGCTGGGCGCGACGTTGAATTTCACAATGGCCGAGGTAATGCCATTGAGCTTGGCCACCTGGTCCAGGTAGCCATTGAATAGAGCACGTGTTTCGTTGCGCATGGGGTTCTCCCGAAGGTGCGGCAGGTTTTAGTAAGCGGTGAGGATCTGGCCAGTGCTGCCAGTGGCCGGCGGACGCTGCTGCTGGCTGTGGTCGGCGGTTTTGCCAAGGGTGTCGGTGAGTTCGGTCAGGCGCGTTTCGAGTGCTTCCAGGCTTGTGCTGAATTCGCCCTGCTGGGTTTGTACTTTTGCAAGGTCTTCGCCCTGGTCACGAACGTGGCCGGCCAGCTCGACCACGGCTTCGCCAAATTGGGCAAACGCCTGGTTATCCTCAGCCTGCTTGCTCTTGAACATGTCTTGGATGCGGGAGAACAAGGCCGAACCGATGGAGGCCTTCTCCTGCACTTCTTCCAGCTCGATGCAGGTTTCTTCGCAGGCAGTGAAGAGATTGTCCGGGGACTGTTTGCGCGCCTTGAGCGGGCTCATGTCCGGATGCTGGGCTGCAAAGCTGAGCATCTCGGTGCCAATGCTGGCCGGGCTGTCGGTGACGGCCAGACCCACCAGGTACGCCTGGCCGCTGGAGCCAAACTTCTCGTTGACCTCGATGGAGGTGTACACCTTTTGCTTGAGGTTATTAACGATGTTCACCAGGTCGTCGGTGGGCTCAATCTGGGCAAACAGGGCCAGCTTTTTCTCGCCGTTGATCTCGACTTCACCCGTCGACAGGGCCAAGACATCGCCATAGGCGCGGAAGGGCGAATCAGCCAGGGTGCTGCGAAAGTGCTCCATCCAGATACGCGCGCCGTAGACCTTGGGGTCGTAATTGGCAGCCATCTGCTCAATCCAGCTGCGCTCGATGGTGCGGCCGTCCGTGGTTGCGCCTTCAACGGCGACACGGAACTGCTTGGAACGGAATTTCTTTTTAGTGCTCATGCCGTGAGGTCCTCAATGCGGGGGATCGCGGGGTGCGGTGGCAGTGAGGGCATGGTCGTTTTGTGGGGAACGTGCAGCAACGAGCCGGGGTTGTAGATCGGCCGTTTACAAGATGCGGCGCTAAGCAGATGAGGGATGAGGCGGCAGACTGACAGCCATCAAACACAGCCAGTCCCCTCATGAACGAAGCCACGATTACCCTGCCGATGGATACGCGCCGCCAAGCCAAGTTTCTCTACTGGATGGGGTGGCGGATCTCCGAGATCACCGAGGCCACCGGCGAGAAAGAAAAGACCCTGCACAGCTGGAAGACCCGCGACGAATGGGACCGGGCCGACAACGTCGAGCGCATCGGCGGAGCGCTCGAGGCGCGCCTGGTGCAGCTGATCCTAAAAGAGGCCAAGACCGGCGGCGATTTCAAGGAGATTGATCTCCTGCACCGGCAGCTGGAGCGTCAGGCACGTATCCAGCGCTTCAAGGACGGCGGCACCGAGACTGAGCTGAACCCGAACCTGGCTAAGCGTAACGAGGGACCGAAGAAGCCGCCCAAGAAAAACGACTTTAGCGAGGAGGACATCGAGAAGCTGACCGAGGCCTTTGTGGACGGCTGCTTCGATTACCAGCTGGACTGGTATCGGACCATGAATCAGCGGACCCGAATGATCCTGAAGAGCCGGCAGATCGGGGCCACGTTCTACTTTGCCCGCGAAGCCCTGATCGATGCCCTGGTATCGGGCCGTAACCAGATCTTCCTGTCAGCCAGTAAGGCCCAGGCGCATCAGTTCAAGAACTACATGCAAGCCTTCATCAATGAAGTGCTCGGCCGGCAGCTCACCGGCGACCCCATCGTGCTGCCCAACAATGCCGAGCTGCATTTCCTGGGCACCAACGCCCGCACCGCCCAAGGCCGCTCGGGCAACTTCTATTTCGACGAATTCTTCTGGACCTACAAGTTCGAGGAGCTGAACAAGGTCGCTTCAGGCATGGCCCTGCACAAGAAGTGGCGAAAGACCTATTTCTCGACGCCCTCAAGCATCGCTCATGAAGCCTATAAGTGGTGGACCGGCGAGCGGCTGAACAAGGGCAAGCCGACCGCACAGCACCTCAAGATTGATGTCAGCCACGATGCTCTGCAGCAAGGTCGACTGTGCGAGGACAAGATCTGGCGTCAGATCGTTACCATCCTGGATGCCGAGGCGCGCGGCTGCGACCTGTTCGACCTGGAAGAGCTGCGCATGGAATATGCGGCCGAGGCTTTCCAGAACCTCTTGATGTGCGAGTTCGTCAACGATGGCGACTCCATCTTCCCGCTGACTATGCTGCAGCCGTGCATGGTGGACAGCTGGGTCGAATGGGCCGAGGACTACAAACCCTTTGCGGCCCGTCCCCTGGGAGATCGTCAGGTCTGGATTGGTTATGACCCAGCCGAAACGGGCGACACCGCTGGCCTGGTTGTTGTGGCTCCCCCACTCGTTCCGGGAGGCAAGTTCCGGATCCTGGAACGTCACCAGTTCAAGGGCATGGACTTTGCCGCCCAGTCTGAATTTATCCGCAAGGTGACCCAGCGCTACTGGGTGACCTATATCGGCATTGATACCACCGGCATGGGCGCCGGTGTGGCCCAGCTGGTCAAGCAGTTTTTTCCTGCCGTCACCACCTTTAACTACTCGCCCGAGGTCAAGACTCGCCTGGTCCTCAAGGCCTTTGACGTCCTCAAGAACGGCCGCCTCGAATTCGACGCCGGCTGGACCGACATGGCCGCCGCGCTGATGGCCATTCGCAAGACCGTGACCGCAAGCGGCCGGCAGTTCACCTATACCGCCGGGCGCAACGAAGAGACCGGCCATGCGGATCTCGCCTGGGCCTTATTTCACGCCTTACATAACGAGCCGCTCGAAGGGCAGACTGCTGCCAATACCGGCTTTATGGAGATTCACTGATGAGCACTACCCTTCAGGATCTGCCGCCGGTGCCGGTGGCAGGCCATACTGCAAACCCGGCCGGTATCGAGGCCTTTACCTTCGGCGACGCCGTCCCGGTACTCGACAGCCGCGAGGTGCTCGATTACCTGGAGTGCTGGTACAACGGTCGTTACTACGACCCACCGCTCTCGTTTGATGGGCTGGCTAAATCGGTACGGGCCAGCGTGTACCTGCAGTCGGGCCTGAACTTCAAACGCAACATGCTGGCCCGCACCTTTATTCCGCATAAGCTGCTGAGCCGTGCGGCCTTCGAGCAGCTGGTCCTGGACTGGCTGACCTTTGGCAATGCCTACCTGGAGCGCCGCCGCTCGATGCTGGGCAGCACGCTCACGCTCTCCCCTGCCCTGGCTAAGTACATGCGCCGCGGCAAGGACGATCAGTTCTACATGGTTCAGGCTTGGAGAGAAGAACATGCCTTTGAGCCGGGCTCGATCTACCACTTGCGCGAAGTAGACATCAACCAGGAGATCTACGGCCTGCCGGAGTGGATCGCCGCGCTGCAGTCGGCGCTGTTAAATGAGTCGGCCACCCTCTTCCGCCGCAAGTATTACAACAACGGCAGCCACGCCGGCTTCATCCTCTATATGACCGACCCGGCCCAGAACGAGGGCGACGTGGACGCCATGCGGCAGGCGCTCAAATCCGCCAAGGGACCAGGCAACTTCAGAAACCTGTTCATGTACTCGCCCAACGGCAAAAAGGACGGCATTCAGCTCATCCCCATCAGCGAAGTGGCAGCCAAGGACGACTTCGGCTCGATCAAAAACATCAGCCGCGACGACATGCTGGCCGGCCTGCGCATCCCACCACAGCTGATGGGCATCGTTCCGCAGAACGCCGGGGGCTTTGGCTCAATCCGAGACGCGGCACTGATCTATGCCGCAAACGAACTCGAACCCGTACAGGCGCGCCTGGCCCAGTTCAACGAGTGGATCGGTGATGAGGTGATCCGCTTTAAACCCTATGAATTAGCAGCTTTGTCATAGGTTTCTAACGATCCTGTCTGCAGAGGCAAGCGTACCTAAATTAGTACTCGAAATGAGTTTTCGCTTGCCCATTCTGATCGAGTTCAAGAGTGAACCATTTCCATTCACCACCAGTGTGCTCAGACATGGCTTTATGTAAATTAAAGGATAGGTTAGTCATTTTGGCCTGGGCTGGACGAGAAAGGTGTACTGACTTTTCACTCCCGTTTACGTAGTAAGCAAAACTAGACTTAAACCAGCCTTCTGCAGGATTGACCTCACCTTTGAAATTCATTTTCTCAAATGACTCATTTACCTCGTTGAAAATGAGATCTGCCATTTCATTTAAGATAGCTATCTGGTCTTGCATGTGCGTCCGCTCTTAGAGTCAAGTAATCCGCTTTAAAATTTACGAGCTTGCTGTACCGCTATAGCCCTAGCCAAAAGACCCATTAGCTCAGTAATCGCATGGCAGAATATACGTATCGATTTAACAGTGGCCAGCAGTGATGGGAAGACCAACAAGCGGTATTGCCTGGACGGCAGCAATCGTTGGAGGGGTGCGCTACGACTTAAATCACCTACATCCTTATATTTGGGAGGTGGTAATTCCTGGAAAGGAAAAAAGCGATAAGCATCCAGCCGTACCTGAAAGAAAGATACGCGTAAACGTCTCCTTTGGGCTGCACTGTTTTGCCAGAGATCCACTGCCAAGCGAAAGGGTTAGCGATGATTGTTGGTATCAGGACAATCGAGAACGTCGAGTTTTCTGCCAGATTCGCTGGGAGCTTTCGAAGCAACTGCCGGGAATCATTGCAACGCTCGCGGAGCGGCGCTGTATGCATACAGGCCGGGAAGAATTCGTAACGTTAGAGGTGCCTTATCAGGGAAGAACCTTGGAGTACGCAGTGTTCTTCACTGTGACCAAGGCAGGTAGAGCTGATCGAGCAGACCTGAACTTGTTTGTGAACAGTGCTCATGAGCGATACGACCCACTCAAGTACACCAAGCCGATCAAGTTTCACTTCATCCTGTTAAACAGACTGCAAGGTAAGCCCATCAAGCCGCCTCCTCGCTAAAAAGCAAAACCCCGCACGACGGCGGGGTTTTTAATCCGGAGCCTCTTGGTTATCCCACTCTAGGGTGCGGGCCTCTTTCGAGGTGGGCGGGCGCTTTCACCGGTCGGCGCTACCTATGAAGCACAGTTTCCTAAAAGGTGCCGCTCACGTCAACTTTTGACGTCACCTTCTATCGCATAAGTTATGCTTAAAAACATCAAGGACGACCTGCTATCCAGACGAGAAGGCTAAATGAGAGATGGTAAATATGGACAAAGAGCTCTTTGATGATCTAGTCAAAAGCATGGAGCAGATGAACGAAATCGTTGCGGGGGAGCGGGAGCCCTCTCGCATCTTCGAGGTTGAGAAAGACCCAACCTACGTTATTTCTGCGCTACAGGCTTGATAGGCTACCTGCTTGCTTTACAAAAAAGCCGCCAAATGCAGGCTTTTCTATGAGCTCTGTTTGGGTGATCGCATTTTTGCACGGCCTACCCACTTGGAGTTGATGTCCTCAAGATCGGTTAGCTGGCCGGCTTCGGCTTCGGCCAATCCCTCTCGAATTGATTCTGAGTGCCATGAGCCGTCATCTTTTGCCAGTTCGGCCAAGCGTAAATCGTACGTATTCTGAAGGTTCATCCAGAACTTAGCTGTGGTACCCAAAGCGTTACTGAGTAGCAGAGCCAGGTCAGATGTTATCTCCTGACGCTCACACAGGATGTCGTTCAAGGTGGTTTCTGGGATAGAGGCCGTCTGAGCAAAGCGTGCGGTTAAAGTACCTGACGGGTTTAGAAACTCCTCTCGAAGAATCTCTCCTGGATGAATCGGGCGCATTCCATTTTTATACATAGCTATAAATATCCATGAATCGCCCCTAGTTTCCTAGACACCTCTAAGCCTCATAATGAGGCCCGTTAGGAGGTGCCATGAGCAAGCAGCGTTACCCCGAGGAATTCAAGATCGAAG